AAACCTACCTCCGTGCTACCAGTCAATGTTTCTTCAATTATATTTTGTGTTATGTCATAACTTGGTAGAGAGTTAGATGCAACATATCCATCCTGATTTCCATCTACATAAACACTTAGAGCATCTGCAATAATATTATTATTACCTTGAGCAAGTGTAACACCTGTACTGTTTACTTTTTCAATTATTCTTCTAATATCATAATGTTGTCCTGCTTGAGGTGTAAATCCAGCGATGTTTATTGCATTGATCTGATTTAATATAACGTCAATACTACCAACTTGACCACTTCCAGCAATGACTTGTTCGTTTCTTTCTAATATTTCAAATCTATCACCTACTTTTAAATAAGCTTTGTCGATATTTGTTTTTAATTTAAAAGTTGAACCAGTTATTTCAACTTGAAATCTTGATGCTGTATTATAAATCCATGAATTTGCAAAAATTTGTTTATAATTATTACCATCATTTTCTATTTTTTCACCAAGATTTTTAACGAATAAGTTTTCTTGTTCATTAATTAGAGTAATATCAGTGATTGGTACTAATTCTGATAATACACCAGTGATTCTTAAATCAACTCTCTTAGATAAATCACCATTTTCATATCCAAATATGGTCTCATCTGAACGTAAATCTGTTGCAGTATTAATACCAACACCTACTCCTGTGCATCCAAAGAACTGATTTATTGATTTTGATGTATAATTAATTGATGAATTGGCACCAGCAATGATAGTTCCTGTTGTTCCAAACCCTACAGTTGAATCAACATCAATTATTGTTGCATTAGCATTGACTCCACCAACTACTTTTGTCTTACCTGGTACTGTAAATACACCTTCAATTAGGTCACGGTCACTAAATCCAACAAATAATGCAATTTTATAATAATTTTTTCCTTCTCTTTTTATGATTTCAACTTCAGATACTGATGCATTGGTGTTTACATCAGTTGATTTGAAAATTGTTTGACCAGTTAGGTTCTGTGGTTCTCCAGTTGGTGTTATTAAATCAGCAACAATTACTTCACGACGTATAAATTCAGCACCTGATGGTTTTATTAAATTACCTTCTAAGTCAATTATCTTTGAATCTACACCATATAATACTTTAAATAAAATTCTAATTGATTCTTCAACACCTTTTGATTCATAAAACGAACGAGCAAATTTTATAAAATTTCCTACATCTAAAGTTGTTGCAAAATCATTATCTTCTAAACCTGGTAAAAATGTTTTCTTTAACTTTTTAAAGAATTCTTGTAAAAATAAAACAGATAAATTTTGAAGAGATGAATTTTCAGCATGAGATGCTGCAGTAGTTTCACTAAATTGTAGTTTCTCACGATTTATTTCAAGTAAAGATGACGATACACCTACGTTATATCCTGTAATTCCACTGAACCCTCTTACACAACCTGTAAATGTAGTTGATGTAATGCCTGTATAAGTTATAATTTCATCGTCTATCTTAAGTAATCCATACTCTCTTGGAAAACCTTTCGTACTTGGAACAGTTATTGTAGTGTCAGATGAAGATATTGCAGATGAAAGTGTTGTGACACCTACAACAACTTCAGGAACTAAATTATCAGACTTTAAATATTGATCAAAATTATTAATTAAATCACTAGCACCACCTTGAAACTCTTGTGAGTGGTAATATTGTTTTAAAAATTCAGTAGCATTTGGAAAATCAGATACCAAAAATTCAGGCAACTGATTCTCAATGATCGTATTGACTTGTATTCTTTTGTCAATTTGTGACATAAATTATTTCCTCTCTAAATCTCCATTAGAGTAACTAGAGGTATAGTAATCTCTTGTAAACACAACACCTGAAACATCTTCACCTGAAGCAATTACATCCTTAACAGTATTTATTGTACTACTTGATACGTTAAAATTGAGATATAAATCTTTCAATCCAACTACATCATTCGATTCAGGGAATGCCTGAACTTCAATGATATTATTTTGTCTCTGTGTTGATGTTATATTAATAGTATTCAAGATGACCTCACCCTTCTTATAATCAACTACACCTGCATCTTTAACAATAACTCTCTGTTCATTCTTATTATTTTTAGAAACTACTGAAAGAGTACCCATATTACTACCATCTAAATTACCTGATATGTTTTTATTTGGAACATCTGTGATATAAGCAGTATCAGTAAATCCTTCAATTGTAAATCCAGTGCTCTTAATATTATATCCAGCAGCATTAATATTAAATCGATTACCAAAACAAAGTTCATATTGTGCAAATTGATTTAATAATGCTTTCAAATCTCTTCTAACAATGACTTTAGTAATGTTTGATGTAATACCATTATCAACACGGTCAATTAATGTTCCAACTTTACTGTATTTGAATCTCCCTCCAAATTTATTAATCTCTACATTACCAGCATAAGAGTTCAAAGCACTGATGATTTTACTTCTTAATGTAAGGTCTGATGGAATTTGAGATGGATTGTAATATATGGTTGAATTTACTTCCACATATAGTACCTTTAAATCAACTATTTCAGAATTAATACCAGCGATAGCGTAGTTCTTTAATTTATTTTTGATTTGTGATTTGTCAAAGTCTGAAACAAAAGTACCATTTTTTGGTTTGATACTGATTTGAACTTTACCAAACTGTGGTGGATCTAATTCTTCTCCACCTATCACAGCAACTGACTCAGTGCGAGGGAAAATATTTTGAATTATTGCTTCATAATCTCTTGGTGTAACTGCTCTATATTGTGCTGAGTAGAGCCTTGGTGCAAAATACTTAATAGAAGACACATCTTCAACTTCAGCACCATTAGAAGCGTTCTGTATGGTAGTTACATTGATAGTGTCAGATGGTGTGAATAAGGTATTATCACTTTTTGTAAATGAACCTTGGAAACTAAAATTAGATGCTCCGTTACCAGTCTCTCCATCAGTTACAATAAATGTTGCAGTAATGATTGAATTATTCTCTAATTTTCTTCCAAAATAACCATCTCCAAATAATATCTCATATTTTTCATCTTGAACTTCCTGTGCAAGGAATATTTCTGAATTTTTATCAATATTCAATATATTATCAATCATACGATAATTACGTCCTAATCCTGTATCAGCAGGACCTGAGACATAAACTCTTAAAGTTGAACTATCAATGTTTGGACTGTCAATAATATACCTTTGTTTTTTTGAAGTATCAACACGATATGTCCTTCGTAGGAAAGTTCCCTCATGAACAGTGATTGGATCATCAAATTGTGCAAAAGATGTTCCACCTATGTCTACAACTCTTGTTGAGGTTACATTATCTGGAATTGAAAAACGATATGTTGTATTTTCTGAATTACCTACACAAACAAGTCCAGCACTTAGTTTTAAGAACTTTGTAGTGCTATCATTTGTTGTTCCGACATTTATGTCACTAAGTCGTATTGTAGCTGTTGCAGCGGTTTTTGAACGGGGTACATATCCAATATTTCTTGCAAGTGATACTACATTTTCACGAACTGTTGCAGAGTCTAAAAAGGATTCATTAACGACTAAGTTTGCATTAAACGCATTGATATAAGTGTTATAGGCAAGAGTATCAATTAATACTGAAAAGTTAGAACCTTCAAAGTCAAAATCACTAAAATTTGAATTTGAACGGAGAAAATCTTTAATTTGTGCTTTGATTTGATCAAAGTCTAAACTTGTAAACTGTGTAAAGGGCATATTATCTCGATGGTTCTAATATGAATGTGAATGACTGTGGTGCGACTTCCAATCCTCTTATCTCAAAAAGCACTTTTACTTCAAAACTATTACCATCAGGGTTAGCAACAACTTCAACACCAACATCTCCAACTCTTGGTTCAAAAGCTCTGACAGTATCACGCACTTGATCTTCAATCACGTTGACTGTTTGCCTTGAAAAGTTCTCAAATAGAGTATCACGTATCTCAGTTCCTAAATTTGGTTGAAAAAATCTCTCTGTTGGTATTGTTTCAACTAAATTTCTTACTGATCTTACGATTGCTCGCTCATTAGTGAGTACAGGAAGGTCTTTCGTAATCGGATGTGGTGAAAACGAAAGACTTATATCCTTAAATGCTCTTGATTTGCGGGTAATCGACATTATTAATGCTTTTAGATTTATTTATACCCCATTATGGAGTATATTCATATCCGTACTTCTGCAAATATTCTTCAAATAGCTCATCGGGAACTAACCCATCCCAATATTCCTTCTCTGTATACACTTTTTTCTGCTTTTTAAGCATTTTTGGGTTGAAATGGCTTACGATTGTCATTTTCTTTCCTTTCTTTTGATGTTTTCCAAAAATAATTATCCTCTGAACCTAAACCATCACGGTCATGTCCGTTCTCAACCTGATAATAAGAGGTCGAAACCTTAAAATCGGGTACTTTAGGTGTTTCTGGAGTAATACTGTTGTCATATATCCTCATTCTGTTGTTTGGATAGAGACAATATTGCCCATTATCCAATTCAAGAAGGTTATGTGACTTATGTTCAGCAGGTGACTCACTTGTTGAGTAGTCAACGGTGTCAATATCTTCGTGATAGTTGTCTAAAGTGCAAATATAGGTGCCTGTCT